CAACAATGCTGTGTTTACCAAAGATGATAAGAAGTCCGTTGTGTGCAGCTAAACCTACAATCTCGTCGTACCCGTCAGGCCAAACTTTGGATATGTCAATAGACCCGCTAGTGCCGCCTGAGTAGTCGTGACCTATCAAAAGGTCAGACCAGTAAACAGTAGAGGGGCTGGTGCTCAGGCCTGTTACCCAAAGACGCCCATAAGCTGACAGTACTTCGTTACCTTGTACAACACCGGCAGCGCCAGCTACTGAATCTAGGCGTACTACAGACGTACCGTCGTACACCAAAGGTGCATGAGAGTCTTGAAACAAGTACGCTTTGTCATTAAAGTTAACAATCTTCCAGTTGTCTGCTGTGATCGTGTAGCTACCGGGAGTCGCATCAGTTAATGTAGTAGTGCCTGTAAATATTTTGTTGTTGCCTACAGACAAAACTACGTTACTGCCGCTACTTCTTTCAAACTCTTTGATTGCTCTAATTGTTCCAGAGCCTAGTGCTGTTTTGTCTGTTGTAATAACACTATGACCCTTACGTGCCGCAATACGACCACGTTTGTCAATCACGGCGTTGTCTGCAATTTCTGCAAACGACGGGTCTTGTGCTAACGGCGAATCTTCGGTATTGATACCTTTGAAGGCCGGTGCTACAAGATTGATACTCTTTAATTCTTGAGCCATATCAAATAGTCCTAAAGTACATTTCCTCAGGATGTTTTGCTGCGTCTATAGCAATAGCGTCAGACAAAAACTTATCAGCAATTTGGAAGTACTCAGCAGTAGAAGTACCTCCTGTTTCTCCACGTTCACGAGCCAGTAGAGCTACAGCTAGGTGTATCACAGGTTGAGAAGGTACAAGAAGTGAATCATCGTTAGCACTCAAGTCTGCCTGTCGCTTAACCACGTCAAACCGTAGGCTATACACACCGTCTGGTGTTGGGCCTACGAGTACTTCTGTATCACCGCTAGAGTCCAACCCATTGTACGTGTAGTACCGTGGCTCTCCTTCTGCTGCACTGCTAATGTACAGCTGTTCGTTGAACCAGTCCTTTGTCTGGTAGTCCATGAACAAGTTGCTAGTGTCATTTAGGACACACATAACTTTTACATTGTCACCACTACCAGTCAGTGAGTAACTGTTGTCGGAAGCAGTAGTAGTTACAACAATGGTTTCACGCAAGGCAGACCAGTCAGTTGCTTCTTCTACTAGCTTCTTAGCGTCGTTAATAAAGTCACCAACCATTTTGTTATAAGTAGTGCTAGTGACTGACGTGGTTTCTTCTTCACGCAACCGACGTAGTACGCTGTTCATTAAATTTAGGTATGTCATACAAGCATCCCGCTGTTCTGGAATAAGAATTTATTCAGTTCTATGTCATAGTCTTTTTGAGGCTGTGGTTGATAACCTACGTACTGGAAGCCGGGAGGAGCGTAAGACAACATACCCATGTGAGGTGTAAAGTCAGACTTTATTGGTGCGCCACTTAGCATACCTTCTCCGTCTCCTTCACCGTCACCATCGCCATCACCGTCTCCGTCTCCAGTACCTGTGCCTGTCCCAGTACCCTCTCCTGTACCAGTGCCGTCACCAGTTCCGTCCCCAGTTCCTGTAGTGTCTTTTCCTTGTTCCTCTGCGTCCTTACGTTCTTGCTCTGAAGACTCAAGATCTTTCTCTAGCTGTTCGTCTGCTGCATCTTTATTTTGTTGTTCAGCATCTTTAGCTTCCTGTTCAGCCTGAGCGTCCTTTTGAGCATTCTCGTCCTTAGTAGACTCTTCTGCAGCTTGTTGTTCCTTAGCAGATTCTTCAGCTGCTTGTTGCTCTTTAGTTTGCTGTTCTGCGGCTTCGTCTTTAGCTCTTTCAGCTTCCTTTGCTTCAGTTTCAGCCTGAGCGTCCTTAGCTGCTTCAGCTTCTTTCTCAGCAGTTTCAGCCTGAGCGTCTTTAGCAGCTTCTGCTTCTTTGTCAGCTGTTTCCGCATCTTTTTGTTGTTGTTCAGCCTCAGCGTCCTTCTGTTGCTCTTCAGCTTCTTTCTGTGCGCTTTCGGCTTCAGCATCCTTAGCAGCCTCAGCTTCTTTTTCAGCAGTCTCTGCTTCAGCATCCTTAGCTGCTTCAGCTTCCTTGTCTGCAGTCTCTGCATCTTTCTGCTGTTGTTCTGCCTGTTGCTCTTTGGTCTGCTGCTCTGCTTCTTTATCTGCACGTTCAGCTTCTTTTTGTTGCTCTTCAGCAGCAGTCTCTTCTTTTTGACGTTGTTCTGCTTGCCTATCTTTTTCTTCTCGTTCGGCCTGACGGTCTTTCTCTTGTTGTTCTGCTTCAGTATCCTTCTGACGTTGTTCTGCGTCTTTTTCTAACTGTTCAGCAACGTCTTTCTCAGACTCTTCGGCTACTTCCTTATCCGCTGTTTCAGCTTCTTTCTGCTGTTGTTCAGCGGCATCCTTGTCGGACTGTTCAGCTTCCTTTTGTGCTTGTTCAGCAGCTTCTTTGTCAGCAGTTTCTGCATCAGCCTCTTTTTGTGCTTCCTCAGCAGCTTGAGCCTCTTTGTCAGCTGTTTCTGCATCAGCCTCCTTCTGTGCTTCTTCAGCAGCCTGTGCTTCCTTATCAGCGGTTTCTGCGTCAGCTTCCTTCTGTGCTTCTTCAGCAGCTTGGGCTTCTTTGTCTGCTGTTTCAGCTTCGGCTTCTTTCTGAGTTTCTTCAGCAGCTATGTCTTTTTGTTCCTGTTCTGCTTGCTGTTCTTTTTCAGTTTCTTCAGCGTCTTTTTGCTGCTCCTCAGCTTCTTTACTGTCTTCTTCAGCTTGACGATCTTTATCTGCTTGCTCTGCTGCTTCCTCTTCTTTTTGTTGAGTTTCAGCCTGAGCTTCTTTGTCCGCCCTTTCAGCAGCCTCTTCTTCCTTAGTTTGTGTCTCAGCCTGTGCTTCTTTGTCTGCTCTTTCGGCAGCTTCTTCTTCTTTGGTCTGAGTTTCAGCTTCAGCTTCTTTAGTAGATCGTTCAGCAGCCTCTTCTTCTTTGGTCTGAGTTTCGGCCTGAGCGTCTTTTTCAGCCCTCTCTGCCTCTTCCTTTTCTGACCGTTCTGCTTCTTCTTTGTCGCCTTGTTCAGCTTCTTTGTAAATACGCTCAGACTCTTCTTTTTCTGCTTCTTCAGCTTCTTGCTCTGCTTGTTCCTCTTTTTCGCGAGTTTCGGCCATGTCTTTTTCGCGGGTTTCAGCTTCAGCTTCTTGTTGTTCTTTGTAAGCGCCCTCAGCCTGTCCGGGTTCTTCATAGACTGTAGTACCGTCTTCAGGCATTTCATAGATAGGCACTTCTCTGCCTTCTACTTCGTCATACACATAACCTACAGGTTCAGGCTCTGGAGGCTGCTCATAGCCTTCATAAGGATCTTCATCTAAGTAGGAGTCGTCCCACTGTTGTCCAGTATAGTCTTCCCAGTCGTCAATCAAACCGTCTCTAACTGTAGGATCAGTTTCGTTGATAATAGCTTCGTGTATTTGACGTGCAATAATACTGTCTTCTAAACCTTCATAAATTTCAGTAGAAGTGTTTAAAGTGTCGTCTGTTTCAATGTCAGTAATAGGAGGCTCTTCTTTTTCTAACCGTTCGGCTTCCTCATCTTCTTTAGCTTGAAACTCTGCTTGTTCGTCCTTAGACTTTTGTTCTGCAGCTTCATCCTTTTGTTGTTGTTCAGCAGCAGCCTCAGCATCTTTAGTTTCTTGCTCTGCTTGAGCATCTTTGTCTGCTTGTTCTGCTTCTTTACCAGCCTCTTCAGCATCTACGTCTTTTTGCTGTTGCTCTGCCTCAGTTTCTTTTGTTTCTTGTTCAGCAGCGACTTCTTTGTCTACTCGCTCTGTTTCTTCGTCTTCCTTTGCAGTTTCTTCAGCCGCAGTTTCTTTTTGCGACTCTTCTGCGTCTTTTTCTGCTTCTTCTGCAGAGTCACCACCGCCGCCACCTTCGTCCTCTTCCTCTTCAATCTCAGGTGGGATGTTGATGACATACACAATCCCTGTCTCAGGGTCAGTCCAAGTACCGTCTTCCATGTACTCTTCAGGGTCAAGATCAGGGAACTGTTCTTGGAAGTCCTCTAAAGATATGGGTTGTTGTTCGGAGGCCTCTGTTTCTTCTTCTGTATCGGGTTGTAACTCAGGTTCTTGATCGCCGGGGTCACCTGTGGGTTGTTGTGCTAACCACTCTTCAAATCCACCTGCTTCAGCTATTTCTTGTGCTATCCTGTCTAATTCTTCTCCGCTAGACCCTTCTATAACAGTTTGAAGAGCGTCTATAGTTTCTGGATCAAGACCTTCAATAGTGCCTTGAGTTCCTGCCATAATAGCCACAAGAATGTCAAAGACAGAGTCTTCAAACTCCCCTGTTTCAAAAGGGTCATCACCTTGGTCTGGTAGATCAAGTTCACCCGGCTCTTTAAAAGTTTCTTGGGCATCAAAACCCGAACCAATAGCAAACTGTGTAGGTTGAAGAGTGTTTCGAATTTGTTCAGGATCAGTAATTTCAATAATCCCAGGATCTACTACAAAATCACTTTCTGTTATATATTGTTGTGCGTCTGAAAGTGTACGAAAAACTCTGTTGTTAACTACATACGCCATTTACTTTTCCCTCGATACGCCCTTGGTTTTTTCATAAGAGCGCATAGCGCCAAGACCAAGCATACCCATTAGTACAGGCATCATAGTCTCTAGGTCAATGAGTGGTATAGTAACTTCAACAGCCAACA